TTCTAAATTATTCTGTTCTATGCACCACAAATTGATACACAAAAAACTAATACTCACTATTAAATTTAACGTTGTTACTATTACTAAATATATTCTATCTAATTCTGTCATTACTTTTCTATATCGTTATCTATATCTGTTATTTTATCGGCTGTAAAATACATTCTCTCGATCCAACTATCATATGGACGTTTTGTAAAACTAGCCATAATGCCCTTACGTTCCAAATCTGGAATTATAATCTCACTGATTATCGCACAGACATTATTATAGCTTTGCTCACCATATTGCACATTTTCTAGTGCTAATTGGAACAAAATGTCTGATATCTGATCAGGAGAATCACTAGGCATTAATACAGATAACATCTTAATTGTACTTGATTCCTCTATAGGCGCAAAAGAAATTTTTACTTCGTTACCACGAAAATTAATTATCCTATCAATGCACCTCCTATTGAGAAAAGTAACTTCTTCTTTAGATACAAGCTTATCTTCACAATCACCTTTTGTATCAGATGTTACTGTGATCCCAAACTTTGCAAGTTCTTTTTGGATTACGTATGGCGTAAAATCCTTCTTCTTCGTACTATATGTATTGTCGTCCCCAAAAATTTTGGGTCTAACATCAGCGAAAAAATCAGAAGCATCAGCACCCAAACCGTATCTCTTTTTATATGATACAAACAAAAGGAATAACAGTATCATAGAGTTCCACTCACATGTTCCAACAGTTCCAGAAGTCATAGTCTTAGGTAAAAACATAACAACATCATTGAAAACTAATGGTGTGTTAACTCTATTCGTTAATAGTGCTGATAAAACTTTACAAAATTCTGGAGAAGCGACTTCTCTTGCTAGACACATGTTAAGATCGTACCCAACTTTCTGTATAATATCTAACATTTGTGTGTCAAAACCTGCAATATCAGTTGCTCCAAATATCCTTGTATCTGGTGATATTGCTGCCATGTCATCAAACATCTGTCCCCACTCAGGTGACATTGCATTGATTCCCACTGCACAGAAGTCATATAAGCTAGCATCTTTACAAAATTCTAATAATGGCAGAAAGTACATTCTATCTAAAATAGTTTGTAACAATTCACCACCATAAAATACACGCGGTGCCTTACCATATTTTCGTCCTTCAGCTTTTAAATTAACTTTAAAAAACATCATTGGACTTTCA